CGCCACATCCTGCGGTTCATCCGGAACCGGAGGAAAAATGGGGTTCGCCACAAGAGGTACGTTGGCCATCAGGTAATCACCTGCTATTGACTCGTTTTTAAGATGATGTACGGTGTGTAGCCGTAAATATCAAAGTTTCCAGACAAATCCGCCATCGAGAAAATGAAGGTGAAGTAAGTGTCCGTAACATCGCACTGCACCCAAGCGTTCTGCCCGTTTCCCGTCGGTATCACCTGCACCGTCTCATAAATCACCACATCCCCGATATTCTGGCAATGCCCGATTTGACAGAGGAGCCGACCAGCGTAACCTGTTCCGCATTGCACGTCAATCCGAACAAGGCGCTTTTTCACACCCGGTTTCCCGAAATCAAAGAATTTGGATTGGAGCTTTTTTGTGTAGGCGATTCCCAGTTTATCGAAAACACCGCCATACTGAACCATCGATCCGTCGTTCATGCCGCCTAAGTTCAAGGGGAAATTCGCCGCGAATCGCCGGTCGTTCCAGGCGCCGGAAGTGGCGGCCCAACTCAAATCGGGGATCGTCTGCCATGTGTACTGCAACAGTTGGTGGTAGTAAAACCAGTCTGTTCCGGGATTATCGCGGATGGACCAGGTGCTCTCCAGATAATTCCACACGACCGCGCGGTCAGGGTCACCGGGGGTCTTGGGAGATCCGTCCGGATAAGTGGGAGACGTGGAAGAATAAATCCACCATACCTCATCGTCTTCTTCCACCACAAACGCTTGCACGCGATTCCGGTAGCTGGGGTCCACATCATTAAAAAAGAAGTGCTTAATGGCGTTTCCAATGGGGTCGATTGAAATCCCGTTAAACGTGTAGAAATTGTCGTTCCCCAAAAAGGCGTGTTCATCCCCTAGGTCCGCCACGGCGCGTTGCGCCAGAAGACCAATCCCGTTAATCACGCGCTGAAAGCTGAAAATGGTCGGAGGCCCCACGTACTGCATCAGATAAATCGAGCGCTCTTTATAGATGGCCTCGTAATTGTTAAAAGGGTTTGCCCAAAGAATGAATCCCACATCATCGGCAAGGTCATTAAACCCGGCTTGCCCGTTTCCGAAGGCATCGTTAGTCCAATTCCCCGGCTGGCCGAACACCCCCCACCGCACCCGTTGCGGAAAGGGACTCCCGGACTCGATCGTATTTAAAAGCATGAGGAATCCGGCGAAGCTTCGAATCAGCTCTCCCGTCACATTCGTCTGGCCGCCTTGCACACTCCCAAGGCCGGGCACCGGAACAATCGCTCCCGTTCCGTTCCATTGACGCGGCGGGTTCAAGCCGTTCGTCATGAAAAACGTGTCAAAGCCGGTATCCGTATCAAAGAACTGGTCGGCATTGCCGGTAAAGGGATTGCCGTCTTGAATGCTTTGGAAGATTCCGAGAGCGGAGTTGTAAAGATAGACCGTGGTGAGCGAGAAGGCCAGGAGAAACTCCGAACCGTTCCGCTGGAAGTATTCGTCCGAACCCATGACCCGTGAGTCCAGCGGCGACGAAAAGGGAACCCATCCCGGAGACGCCGAAGCCTTCCCGTTCTTAAAGATCGTGTTTAAGACATCCTGAAAGGCCGGGTCCGGGATCTGGTCCGGGGCGTAGGTTTTAATAACCCCGCCCCGGTCCATCCCGCGAACTGGATATGGAACCGCTTCCGGGTTGGGCACGAACCCTCCCTAGTAGCTTTGCATCACTTCAACGATGGACGTCGCGTTCTGTTTGGCCGTGGCGCACCACACCGGCATCGAAACGCTCACCGGATACGCCCCGCGATTGGTCGCAAAGTTCGACAAACTGAGCGTCAACACGCTGGGAATACTGGACGACGTGGCCAAAAACGCCTGCGGCGCAATCGGAACCGCCGACACCTGCGTCGTATTCGTTGAGAAGAAGACACCCGGCACCGTCGAAGGCAGGAACGTCGAACTACTGGACTGGCAGTAGATGGGCGAAGACCCATCCACATTGTACACCGACACCGACGTCCTTCCCGCCAATAAAGGCGCATCGACCTGCGTCCAGGAATTGGACGAGACCGTTACGACGTTAACGACCCAGGACGAAATCGCCAACTGATACGAATCCGCAAACGCATGACGAAAACAACCCGACAACAGCACCAGCACCAACCCGACCCATTTCTTCCAGTTCATTGTGTAGCCTCCTTAGATTTTCACGATATACGTCACATTCGCATTTTTAGGCCGCGTTTCCGTGCCTCCGGTCGCCTGATTCGTAACGCCCGTGGCGACGTTTGAGGTGGCAATATCGGCTCCCGGACCCGTCGGCACGGTCACGTTCGCGCCGCCGGACGCCACCGCCGGCGTGGACAGTTTATGCGCGTGGCCGGGGTCCGTGACAACGTGCGTGTGCGACGCAAAGGCGTCGGCCTCCACCGACCCCACCTGATTGCCGGTATTGCCACCCGCGTTCATCGCTGTCCGCGTTCCCGAATCGGGATCATTCCCCGCCGCGCCATCTACACCGCGCAGGAACCGGCCCCGGAAATCAGGCACATTAAACGTGGTCACGCCATCGCCCGATCCAAACGCTGTCCCAATAGCCGCAAATAACCCCGCGTAAGTGGTCCGGCTGTAAGCCGTCCCATCGCACAACAGCCAACCGCCGGGCGCGGACACTCCTCCGTAGGCGTGAATCACGCCCGAAGGAATAGAGTGCGCGAGTGCCACCCAGGCCGTCCCCGTGTCCACTTCCCACTCATTCAAATCGGTGTTGTAATAAAGCGTCCCTGGATTTACGGGGTCATTGACAGGGCGCGCGCCGCCCGTCCCCCGCCGCGGCTTCCAGCGAAAAACAGGCGTAGCGGGATTGGCCCCCGGGAAAACGCCCTCCACATCCAAAGCCGTCGTCAAATCCACTTTCATTTGACGAATAACACTCGCTCCTTGACGGATCGGGTCGGTATCTGCGGGAGAAGTCACATCCCACACGGATTGATTCCTCCGCTTATGTTATGGTATAATGTACGCATGTTTAAACACTCCGAAGAAACTAAACGTAAAATAGGGCTGGCATCTCTTGGCAACCAGCACGCCAAAGGTTATCACCATACGAAAGAAGCAAAACAACGAATCAGCGAAGCCGCGAAAGGCAATCGATACTCTCTTGGCCGAATTCCCTGGAATAAGGGAATTAAAGTCGGATGCACCATTTCCAAAAAATCGAGAGAACGAATTTCCCGAAGGATGATGGGAAATCAGTTTGCCAAAGGCACCCAACATTCCGGGGAAAAAAGCCCTAGCTGGAAGGGAGGAAGAATAAACCACCTCGGATATTTTCGCGTCCGATGCGAAGACCATCCGAGAGCTTCTGCCCATGGAAAATATGTTCTTGAGCACATCTTGGTAATGGAAGCGCATCTTGGACGCTACCTCAAAAAAGAAGAAGTCGTGCATCATGTCAATGGAATTAAACACGACAATAGAATTGAAAACCTCCAGCTGTTTGAAAACAATAGTGCTCACATTAAATTTCATCATCGCCACAAGCCATAATCTATCTCCGTTCATGATGGCGCGTTTTGCACCACCGGCACATCTGCCGATTCCACTTGCTCACAATCGAATAAATCAAAGCCACCAAGGCCACTTGGCAAGCGAGAGCAAAGAAAAGACGCATTCCGTCCGTGTCATTCACGAAAGTCGCCCCCGCAAAAAAGGTGGACGGCCCACACCACGCAAAAAACAATCCAGGCGATGAGGCCAAAAGTTTTCACCAGTAATACACCTGCCATCCCACGGCGCGGGAATCGTAGCCCGTTCCGTACACGTCCGTGCGCGGTTTAATGATGTTCCCCGATCCGATCACGCGAGCCACATTCTGCGCCCGCAAGTCGGCGATAATGTCGTCAATGTCCTTCTCCTGGGAATTGGACGCATTGAACTCCTGCAAGTAGTCGTACCCCAGCTTTGTGAGCCATTTAATGTAGAGGTCCGGGAAATAATCCGTCCAGTAATTATGCTGAGGGTCCAGAATCGGGGTCGCGTTTAAGCCCGCCTGGGGGGTGGCCGTCGGAACACTTAAGTCCCCCCAATATTCGGCCCGGACCAAATACTGCTGATCCGGCCACGGCCAGAACGCCCAGCTCTCGGACTGAAACTCATAGTACAAGGGCGGCGCCTTATCTCCCGGCAACTGGCTCGGGTTAAACATCCGCATCTTGTCCGTGTTCGACAAGGGAAAAAGCTCCACGAACTGATCGTTCACATCATCTTCCAGGTAAAGAAGCAGGCCGTCTTTAAATCCCGGCGGCTGTTCGTAGACCTGCGCCGTTTGATCGATCAAGCGCGTGGCCGTGATCTTCAGGAACCAGTAGTTCCGGTCGCGCTGGACTTTGCGCTGAAACTCCTCCGCCCACATCGGCAACTGAAGAATACACTTTGCATCGGGCGGACTGTATTTCCCGAGGTTCAAAAGCACCCGTGTTTCCACTTGCCCCCAGTTCACTCCTCAACCACGTCCTTCCCCTGTTCCTTCCATTTCTTAGCCACCCGGCGATTAGCATGGGCCAGAGACTCCACGGGCCGAATCACGAGATCAGGGTCTTTTTTATCGACTTCCGGAACCACATGCGCGAGCTTTTCCGCCGCCTCATGAATCGAGGTTTCGGAGGGCGTCCACACGCCGCCCACCGCCCCTTTGGGCTGGGGAATGGCGCGAAGCACCACGTCCCGATGGTCGCGCTCAAAGTGCTTGGCTAACGACATTTCGCTTTCCTCCGAGGAAAATTTCTGCGTGAAGCTCCCGCCGCAATACTCGCAGAAATAATATTCCTTCGGGCAGGTGGGCTTTAAGATCGACACGGGACCGATGCGGCGTCCCGATCCGAACCAATACACTTGCCCCTGCCACACGATCAAAGGCTGGCCTTCGGGATTCACAATCCTGCGATGCGGCAAGTCCAGGATATTCCTGGGAAGCCGTTCGGAAATCCCCAACTCCGGCACTGGCGTTTCTAAGATTTCTGGCATGGTGTCCTCCTGTTAGTGGGGGTGCCGGACGGAGAGTTTTGAAGCTCTCCGCCCGGACACCACCCGAGTTGAAGTCCCCTAGTCCCCTTACGACGTGACGATGAGCTCTTTCGTAATGGCCTGGTCGCCGCGGGCCAAGTTCTTAAAGATCACGAACTGGAATCCCGTCGCCGCGACACCGCCTCCGGATAAAGCCGTGGCAATCTCAAAGACGATCTGCTGTCCTGGAAGAATAACCAAGGCCGATTCTCCGGTGGTCGGACCGGTGGGCCTAGAGCGAATGACGGCCACTTTCCCGGCCGCCGTTCCCAAGGTCGCCACCTGCGCCGCCGTCAAGGTCAAGGTGGTGATATCATCCACCCGTCCCGTATCGGAGCTGGGCGTGATGCGTTTATCAAGAGCCGCCACAAACCCCGACGTGGGTGCGCCCGTTAAGGTCGCAAGCACGTATCCCCATTCGATGATCTCGATGGGAGACCCCGGCGTCAAGACCAAACCGTCAGCGGCAGACGTCATATCTACGGCTGAGGCCGACGCTACATTCCCCTGTTGCGAGTCTAATGAATACATAGCGCCTCCTTACGTGGACGTGATCTGCACAATGTTGGCCTGCCGAGCGGTGGAAGTATCCCACACGATCTTAAAGCCCAACAAGGCATACCACGCCAACCCTTTCGACCGGCCGTAGTCCTCCGGGATTTTGCTCCGGATTTCCCCAGGCACCGCGACCCCTTCGACCACTGGGTCGTCACCAAAGACCACCGCCGGCGCCCCAAAGGAAGTCGTTCCCAAGGTCCCGGCGAAGAAGTTGTTTTCTTCGATGAATCGCGTTTTGAACCATCGTCCCATTTCCCCGATGAAAATCCTCTGGGGATCGCCGTACCGGAAGTCCTGGCGGATGTCCTGATCGTTCATCAGGAGGTTCACCAGTTCCGGCGGACCGATACAGATGTAATTTTCACCATCGTACGGATGCGCCTTG